AGATTTAGACGGTTTAACTTGTCAAATTTCCTTATCTAAAAACTAATGACGACAAAAAGAGAAAATATTTTAGATCAAATAAAAACAAGTTTGGCTAATACCACCAACGTCGGAACCCGTATTTATAGAAGCCGCGTTGTACCGCTGGCAAGGAATGAATCACCCGCGTTAGTTATTGAACCTGTTAGCGATACTTGTGAACAGAATCTTTCTTTACCTAAACTTGATTGGTCTTTAACGGTAAGAATCTCAATTATTGTTCGCGGTGATGTTCCTGACGAGGTAGCTGACCCTATTGTTGAATCAGTTCATTCAAAGATGACGGCTGACTTAACGTTAAATAGTACCTGTATTGATGTTCAACCTCAGAGCGTAAGTTTTGAAATGGTAGATGCTGATCAAGCGGCGGGAGTAATAGGGATGGATTTCCTAATTAGATATAGAACTAGCGTTAATTCTGTTACTGCGTAGGCATATCAGACTATTATGTAAGCATATAGATTCAGATTGATTGAGCGATGCCAAAGCTAACGAGATTAAGAACGATTCTTTGCAAGCTTGAGTCAAGTTATGCAACCGATCCAACGCCTACAGGTTCGGCAAATGCGATAGAAGTACGCAACCTAGAAATTACGCCTTTAGAGGCTGATGTTGTAGAGCGTGAGACTATTCGCGGCTATCTCGGTAATTATCCTCAACTATTGGCGCAACAGCGTGTCAGTCTAACTTTCGAGGTCGAATTAGCTGCATCTGGAGCCGCCGGAACTGCGCCAGCATGGGGGCCAGCTATGAAAGCTTGCGCGATGTCTCAGACAATTGTTAGCTCTACATCTGTTACCTATGCGCCAGTAAGTAGCTCGTTTGATTCTTGTACTTTCTACGTTGGCATTGATGGCATTAGACATAAAATTACAGGTGCTAGAGGTTCCTTTTCGTTAAATGCAAGTGTTGGAGAGATCCCAGTTATAAGCTTTACATTTACAGGAATTTATAACGACCCAACAGATACCGCGTTACCTACTTGTACTTATGCTAATCAAGCCGATCCTGTAATTTTCAAAAATGGAAATACAACAGCGCTACAAATATTCTCTTATTCGGCAAGTTTGCAATCATTTAGTTACGACCAAAACAACGAAACAATTTATAACGAGTTTGTAGGTGGTACAAAAGAAATCTTAGTTACAGATAGAAAGCCAGCGGGTGAGGCAGTAATTGAAGCGCCTGCCCTATCTGCTAAAAACTTCTTTACAACTGCAACAGGTACAGCAACAGGCAATTTAACGTTCCAGCATGGTCAAACCGCTGGTAATAAAGTTACCTTTACCGCTGGACAAATTGACATCGCGTCGCCTGCTTATACAGAGGAAAACGGCATACAAATGCTTTCCTTACCCTATGTTGCAACACCAACATCAGCAGGCAATAACGAAATATCTCTTGCATTGACTTAATAGAGGGTCTACCCTGTTAATACGTCTAAGTATTAATTAATGGCATTTGTTTTAGATCAAAACGAGTCTTATAAATGGCCTGTAAAAGTTAAAACACCAACAGGAAACGGAAAACATTCTGTTCAGACTTTTAACGGTGAATTTAAAAGAATCACTCAAACTAGGATCATTGAAATGGGGGATCAAATAGATAAAAATAAAATTACTGATATTGAATTGGTTTCTGAGGTCTTAATAGGTTGGGATTCTATCGACGACGATGAAGGGAACCCCGTTGATTTTAATAAGTCAAATTTAAAGAAATTACTTGACGTACCAATGGTTGCAACAGCCATAGCACAATCATTTTTTGAAAGTATTGCGGGGGCAAAAAGAAAAAACTAATTAGCGCCGTTGAGTATTGGGGGAAAGGCGGCGTAAAAGATGAACGAGAGAAAGACGCGGCAATATTAGGTTTAAAAATACCTGAAAAAAAGAAAGAAAAAGACTTTGCTGTTTGGCCTGAAAATTGGCCTGCGGTTGAATTATTTCTTAGGTGTCAAACTCAATGGCGTACTTCAGTTGGTGGAGTTACAGGTTTTGATTACTCATCGGTGTTAGCCTTAGTTAATATGTATGCGTATAGCAAAGAAACTTTCGAGGATCTTCAAATCATGGAAGCAACTGCTATTGAACTATTAAACAGAGGTAATAAATAAATGGCACAAGGCGCAAAATTTAATATGCTCCTAGCGGTTAAGACGTTAGGGCAACAAGGTATCAAACGCATGGGTAACTCCATGCAAGGTTTAGCGGGTCGGGTTAAGAATGTAAAACTAACGGTTGATGGATTAGCAAAAGCCTACGCATCGTTAAGGATTGTTCAAGATGCTTTAAATGTCACTGTTCAACGTGCCGAATCAGAAAGGCGTTTGATGTTGTTATCGCAGGGGTTTGATAATTTAGCCTCTGTTACTGAAGCGGCAACAGCAGCATCTAAGAAATTTGGATTAAGTCAAACGCAAGCTAATAGAGAATTTGCACAGGTTTATGCAAGGTTACGTCCATTAGGTATTTCATTAGAAACAATTAGATCTGTCTATGAAGGCTTTAACACCGCTGCAAAATTAAGCGGTTCAAGCGCGACTGAGGCCTCAAATGCTTTCTTGCAATTAAGTCAGGCGTTAGGTACTGGAGCCTTAAGAGGTGATGAATTAAGGAGCGTATTTGAACAAACGCCTGCTGTTATTCAGGCAATCGCCAAAGAGATGAATGTAACGGTAGGAGAAATAAAAGATTTAGCAAAAGAAGGAAAAGTAACAACAGAATTTATTTTGCCAGCTCTGGAACGACTGCGAACTGAAGGGGCTGACAAATTAGCGGAAGCGATGAAAGGGCCAGAACAACAATTTAGAAATTTAAATATTGCAATTGAAGAATTAAAAATTGCGGCAATCGCTGACAATATGGAACGAATATTAGCGCTTGTTAATGGTTTAACTGATACGACAAAAACTTTAACTAAAATTATTAACGCGCCGGGTTTTAAATTCTTTTTTGATACTTTATACAAATTAAGTACAGGCCCATTAGATAAATTAAATAAAATTGGTAGTTTGTTCCCTAGTGGAAATGATAAAGACGCAGAGAAATCAGGCGATACTTTAAAAATGACTATTTGGGGAATTAATCAAGAAACAAAGAAAGCAAAATCATTATTAGAAACTACGTTTGGAAAATCAATGATGAAAAAATTAGATGAATTTGGAAAAGGTTTAAACGATATTGGTTCCTTAGTTGGTGATTCTCTTGTTAGTGCTTTTAAAGGTTTAGAAGATGCGCTTGTTAATTTCGTTACAACTGGAAAACTTCAATTTAAATCATTAGTTCAAAGTATCATTGCGGATTTGGCACGGATAACGATAAGACAAGGAATTACACAACCGTTATTTAGTGCGTTTAAAAGTGCATTAACAAGTTCTTTAAGTGGGGGATTTGGGGGAGGCACTCAAACAGTTAGAGGGTCGGTTCAAGGTTCGGGTTTAAATGCTTTAGATTTTGACAACCCAATGGCAAGCCCTTTTGCTACAGGTGGTTTTGTTAATAAACCTACAAACGCCCTTATAGGTGAGGCGGGTTCCGAATATGTCATTAGAGCCGATCAAATGGATCAGGCAATGCGGCGTTACGCCAAAGGAGCAAGGGGGCAAAGTGTTATTGATGGCGTAGGTGGTTCTGAAGATGAAAGCGGTAATCTTGTAGGAGCTGGCGCGATAGATGTTCGTTTTGATGTTCAACGTATTAACGCCGTTGATTATGTAACCTCCCAACAGTTTGAACAGGGTATTAGATCAGCGACAGAACAAGGCGCTAGAAAAGGTGAACAAATGACTTTACGCAGGCTTCAAACAAGTCCTAATACACGTAAAAGAATTGGGGTTTAATTATGGAAATAGCAGTTGGTAATTTTTTATTATTAAATGGGACACAATATAAGTTTCAAAACTTTTTTATTAACGAAACTATTACATATTCTGGAAACGATTACACGTTTGCACCGTTTGGATTCTCTGGAGTAAGTGTTAATAGAAATGGCGACGGTACAGAGTGTTCAATTGTTTTTCCTAATAACTCATTAACTAGAAATTGGGCTGATGAAGCTATAAAAAATAAATGGTTATGCAATATAAAAGTAATGATTTTAGACCCTACCGATAACACTTCTTTTAATCCTATGCACACTTATCATGGTCGAATTATGGGCGGTCAATGGAACGAAATTAGTGTTACTTTATCTGTTGGGACTATTCTTGATTCTGTGGGGAGCGATATACCTCAAAGACGGTTAGATAAATCGTTAGTTGGAGATTTACCAACAAGTAGCGGTGTCAGATTGCAGTGATTTGATTGGCTTACGTTATAAACGCGGAGCTGATGGAACAAATGGGGAAATTGATTGCATTAATCTTTGTTATGTCGTTTTAAAGCGATTAGATATTGAGACACCCCCTTTTGATACGTCTTGGTATGAAGAGTCAAAATTTAAAATCTTTCGTGATCTTTATTCATGGGGGGTAAGAATTGATAGGCCTGCGTATGATGGAGACATAATTCTTATCCCTGATAAAACGGGGTTTAATTTCGCGGTGTCATGGCAGAAAGGAATCTTGTATTGCAACCCACATCAAAAAATGGTGAATTGGTGTTTGGCGCAAGCCTTAAGAAAGTCGTATTACTTCCGTTCGAGAAACAACTTATAGAAACTATTGGATGTACTGAAAATGAATATAGAAAATTAGTATTAGAGGGAATTAAAAGAGCAAAGACAAGACCCGCCGGTTATGAATTAATTCCTGAAATCAATGCTAAGGCGGCTGAAACAGTTTTTTTAATCAACCTTGCCGTCAGTCTTGTTTTAACTGGTATATCAATGTTATTGGCTCCAAAGCCAAAGAAACCGCAAGCAATAGATCAGAGGACTTTAGACTCGATAACAGGCGGAACAAGATTTCTACCGACTAGAGGTTTTGAAAGTCAGGCAGAGTTAGCAACCTTCGCACAAGCTATCCCCATTATTTTTGGTAAGTACACGGGAACAACAGGCGGGATGTTAGTAGCGCCCCCTCTTGTTTGGTCACGTATGTTTTCGCATGGATTACAACAAGGCGTAAAATTAATGTTTGCCGTTGGTGAGGCTGGAAAAGGTGAACTAATAAGACCAGAACTTGAGGGAATTTTTATTGGTTCAGGTGCGTTAGATGCAATTTTTGAAGATACTTTTGCTTTTTATTGGAAAGGTCAAAGCGTCAATAATAACTCAAGAATAAAAGCTTCTGATTTGCAATATGGAACGAGGGGGAATGAATCGTCGGGTGATCCTGAAAATAATAATGATGTCTTTGCTTGTCCTACCCGCGATAGCTTGACCGATGAGGCGTTTTGTTCTGCCCGTAGCCTTACCAACAATGCAGAGTTTGGGGTTTATTCTCCTATCGTTAATGGAACGCCTTACAGAGTTAATTGGCGCGTTATTTCAATACCTACAGATGATGATCCACAAAATACATTAGTAAAAGAAAGGGTAAAAATTGCAGGAGATAAAGGAGGAACAGTTCTATTTGAAGATGCAAAGGAATTAGGTATGGAAGGGATAGGCCGGAACTATTCGAGCCGAATGGGAATTACTAGAGTTAACACGACAACACTTCCAGAGAACGGCACAAGATTTTCAGAGGTCGATATTGCTAAAGGTCAGACAATTGATTTCACAATTAAATCAGGTTCTATTGATGAGGTTTATGGCGATAACGTAACGGTCGATGATATTAATTCAGAACTAGATCAAAGAAGAATTAGCGCTGATGATGCGTTGCAATTAGGCGAAATATTCCAGATTGGAAAAACAACTTTTAAAGTTAAAACAAGATCTTTAACGCAATGGAAACCAACAGGAAACGATCAAGTTATTGAGCTTGAATGTATAGAAACAGATACTTCAACTTTTGGTACAA